GCAAAAGCAGTAGCACCACTTACTTCGTTGTTATCTTCAGCTTCAGGTAATTCAATATCAGTTTCATCAATACCTGCTTTAACTAAGTCTTGTTTGTTTTGTTCTTGTGATTGTTTTTGTTTTTCTTTACCAGGTATAGATTTCTCTAAGACCAGTTTCCCTGTAATTGGATCTATGACTAGAGTAGCCATGTTTACTCCGTACCATCAACGTCTAATGGTTCTAAAGTTATTGGATTTAATTCTGTAAAACTACCGTCTGAGTTTCTTCTATAAGCTTTTCCTTCACCGGGATCATATGTTAAACCTCCTATTGGAACTGCTGAAAAATCAGGTTCATACTTTTTACTTTTTTTACTATATTCATAACCTAATTCATAATAAGGTTGATTTTTATGTTTTAATCTAAAGTCAGCTAAGTTAGCTGCGCCTTGTTTAATTTGTGGAATATTTGAAGTAGAATATAAATCTGTTAATACTTCAAACTGTGCTTCATCTGTTTGCGCTGCAAAAAAATCTTTATTAGCTGCTTTTATTCTAGCTAGTCTTTCAGCTCTCTCTGCTTCAATGTCCATTACTTCACCTTCTAATGCTAATTTTTTCTTTAGCTGTCCTCTTGCAGATAAGTCTTTTAATAATTGAGCTGTAGGCGCTTTTGCAGCTGTAGCTATATCACCTAGTGTACTCCCTGTAGATGGTTGAGACATTAAATTTAATCCACCTTGAATTAAAAATTGATTTAATGGACTAATACCTTGATCAGGAAATTGGTCTGCAATTCTTTGAAGTCTTTCTGCAGTAGTTCCATCTTGAAAATTTTCTCTGTCTTCAATGTTAGACATAATACCATTCATGTTAGTAGAACCACCTCTAAACATTGGTCTTCTAAATACTCTACTCATTATTTTAATGCTCCGTAAATACCTGCTAATGTAGAACCTGCTCCTAATAAAGATGATAATCCACTTGGATTAGGAGTAACTTGTTGAATTGATTGTCCAGGGTATCCTGCTATTAAACTTGTTACACCTTGACCATATTGTTGTGCAGCTGTTAATGGTTGATTTAAATTTTGTATATTTAATTGTTGTTGAGCAGCTAGTTCAGCTTGTCTTTGTTGTTGTAATGCACCACCCATTGTGCTTAGTGCGCCAATGTCTGCTCCTTGTAATGCAGGTACTTGACCTGCTAAATTCATTTGTTGACCAAATTGTTGTGCAGCTAATTGATTAGCTTGTCCAAAACCTTGTGATAATAATTGTGCTTGTAATGCAGCTCTGTTTCTATTTGATGCTGCTCCATATTCTGCTTCAGCTACACCTTGTCTTGCACCACCAAAAGCTCCTGCTTGAATTGCACTTTGAGCTATTCCTGGTATTCCTTTTTGTGCTTGAATATCATATTCTTGTAAAGTTGCATCAATAACATCTTGTTGATACGGAGACATGTAAGATTTATAAGCATCAGGTCCCGTTGCTGCTTCTGCTGCTTGTATGTATGGTTGATAAGAACCGATACCAGCTTGTAATTTTTTTACTGCTTCTTGTTGTAACGGATCTTGTCCAGCTACAAATTGTGGACCATATACTTTTGAAAGATCAGCTGCTTTGTAATCACCTACTGCTGTTGATAAATCACCTAAATAAGTTTTACCTGCTGCTTCTATAAATTCTGGTGGTAATACTCTTGTTTCTGAAACTGCCATTATACTCTCCCGCCTTTTTCTAATTTTTTCATCATGTCATACATACGTTGTGCACCTTTGTTGACATTACCATCACCCATTCCTCTTACAGCATCAGCTGTAAATACAAATTCGTTGTTTGATAACATTGCAGGAATGTCATCTGCCTTTTCTTTTACACCAACTGGAGGAATAAATCCACCTGTTTCTCGTAGATCTAGCTCAGTAATTCCAGCAGGATTTTGATTTAATGGTAAGTCCATGATGCCTGAGGCCTGAACCGCGTTCTTTTCTGGACTATCCATACCCATTGCAAAACCCATTCTACCACCATTAGCCATCTTTTCTTCATATCTTTCAAAGTCTCTAGTAACACCTTCACTAGCTTCACCAAAAAATGGCATTAACATTTTGTTATATTTTTCTTTTGTAATTTGTCCTTTTTCTAAGGCTTCATCTAAATACATTTTAAACATATACATTGTAGTTGAAGGAGAAACACCACCTTTAGTTTCTTTTACAAACTCTAAATTTTCTTTTAATGATTTTTCTGCTGGCATTGGATTAGAAGTAGTTGTGTCCATCTGCAATCCTCTTGGAAGATCTTCCATATTATTACCTGTGTATGTTGGATCTGGTGTTCCGTCGTCGTATCCTATTCTACCACCATCAGCTTTATACTCAGTCATGTTAGCTTCTACGAATTCATTGACTTCTTGATCAGTAGCATTTTTATTTAGGTTTCTATAATACTGTGCAAGATAACCTCTCAAGGCTTCAGGGTTTCTTTTTAACTCTTCTACTTGTTGATCTTCCATACCTGCAAATGCACCACCTAAAGCTAAAGCTCCTGTTATTTTTTGTGCACCAGTTAATCCACCTATAAGATCTTTACCTTTACTTAAAATACCTGTTAATCCACCACCACCACTAAATAAAGAACTCAATCCTCCAGGCATCAATGCATTAGCACCAAAACCTAACATAGCAACTTTAGCCACAGGTGATTTAACTATTTTTTTAACAGTCTTACCAATAGACTTTACTAGACTTCCTAGTCCGTACATTTGTCTTGGCATTTGTGATCTTGAAATTGGCATAATTTTATTAATTATATATAATAATCCCTTGTTTTACAACTTAGAATCACCGCCTATTGGCAATGCTTCTACGGTTACTTTAACATCTCTTTTAATATCATCAGCTACGGTATCTGTAGCTGGATCTTGCACATCATTCATCGCTTCTGCATCTGAATTATATTCTTGTCCTGTTTTAGTATTTGTTAATGTTACTTCTGTTTGAGGTGTTATAATTTTAACTGGTTTACCGTTTATTACTTCTACTCTGTATGATGCTTCTGTTTCTATAAATGACATATTAATCCCTGTTTATTTCTAATATTGATGCTACTACATGCAATCTATTTGCATCGGCAGCGGTTACTTTTAATACTTCGTTTTCTTCTAAGATAATAGGTTGTGTTAATAATTGTTCTGTTGCATGACCTGCTACAGCCTTTACATCAAATAATACAAACACATTACTAGACGCATCTGTTATAGTTGCTGTAATTGTGCTACCATTATTACTATCATCACAAACTAAAATACTTTTTATAATGGCTCTTGAATCAGAGGGTGCAGTATATAAAGTAGTAACATCCGTAGTTGTTAAATCTGCTTTTGCATTTTTATATATATTAGCCATTAAACCACGCAAACCTTTCTTGATCTTGTTTTTGTTCGTTTAAAAAAGTAGAATTTAATTGTTCTACTACCAAACCTATTGCTCTATTAATTTGTTTTTGGTTAGAGACATCATACTCTTCTTTAGGTTCAGGTAATCTAACTACTACTTTAGACATGTTTACCTACAAAATAACAAAGTGGTTCTAGTATTTTTCTATACACTCTACCTAGTAAATGTACCTTGCCTCTTGATTCCTGACGTATGTCTATAGTTCTGTGAACTGCAATGTGTTCTAATATTTTTTTAACTACTTTATTTGTTTTAGCCATTTTAACTAATGGTAAGAATAATTTGTGATAACCTTTTTGATATTCAGGTGCTAAACCTTTTGAATGTTTTAACCAAATTTTATTTCTAAAAGATCCAAAACCGTAAGACTCATTCATCATAGTGCAAACGATCTTGCCGCCGCCACCGCCGCCACCGCCGCCGCCACTATCGGCTCCACCACCGCCGCTGTAAGGTCCATAATCTTTTTTAGTTGCAGGTTTTGAAGGTTGTATTTGATAATCACCTAAACCACCACTACCTGGTCCAAATGAAGGTTTAGAAATTTGACCTGGAGGTCCTTTTGCAGTTGTTACATTACTATAGTCCGGTGTTTTACTTGGTGGTGCACTTGGTCCATCGTCTCTACCGCCACCTGGATTTATATCTAAATAGTTAAAACCTTTATTTAAAGTTTTATTTGCTAATGTTTTAGGTGCAGTTGGAGCAAATGTCATACCACCACCAGATCCAATACTGTCTAATCCTCCGTAAGTTGGTCCTGTTACTATTGGTCCTGTTGGTGAATAAGGTCCATAAGTTGGTACTGTTGGTGTTTTTGTATCTAAAATACTGCCGCCATCATACATATCATCTTCACTATCATCATCTGCTGTTTGAATACCTAAATCAATTAATTCTTGAGTTGATTTGTAATCAGGATCTTTAGCTTTTTTTCTTTGATCTGAAATACCTGTCGTTATACCTTTTGCCTCAAAAAATCTTTTTTCTGCTTCATCAAGAGCATCTAATTTTTCTTGTTTAAATGTTTTTCCAGTTTTAGGATTTACTCTATTACTCATTTTAGCATTAATCATATCTCTTCTTTTTTGAAAAGTACTTGCATCAGTACGGTAAGCACTATAACCTGCCATAATATTTTCTGCTGTATTTATACTACCTGGGGTAGCTGCAACAAATCTTCCAACATCATCTATAGCAAAACCTTGACCTGTTAATTCGTTTTCTAATATACCTCTATCACTTGTAGGTAATAAAGAACCTATTCCTTTTATAACTGCCTGACCAGGCATCATTCCTGCTAATTTTTCTATTCCTGTCTTTGGTCCAACGTTATAATAATCTGGATACATATCCATAAATTTGTTTGCTTCAGTTTGTGTTCTAAAACCAGTTCCATATTTATTTATATCAAATTGTGAATCTCCAGATCCAATTAAAGAAGTTTCACCAAATTGCCTTGCAGCATAAGGACTGTAATCATCTTTAGTTCTTGTTCTATTAGGATCAGGATTATAAACACTAAAGTTATCACTACCACTTTGTACGGGTAATAATTGTTTTTTAGGTTCATCATCTTCAGGTTTATCTTCTTCAGGTTCATCAATTCGTGGTGCATATTTAAAAGTTTCAGGTAATGCTTGGTTTAAATATGCTTGTGCTAAATCAAATAAAGTTGCCATTATCTACGTCCGTCTGGTTGTATATCTATTCGTAATGTACCAAAGCGCCAAGACTCACTAATATCTGTATTTTCTATCTTGATATTAACAAACCGGCCTCTGGCTCTTGTATCCTTTTTATCAGTACTTGAGTTAATTGTAAAGGGGCTTAAAGAAGTGTTAGTATCTGATTGTTGAGGATATCTTTTAACAGCAAGGGTTACTTTTGCATTACCCTGTAAGTTTTTAAAGTCTGGTACAAATCTTCTCATAGCTAAAAATACTTGACCTACGGTGCCTTCACTTTGTAAATCAAAATCATATGATTTTACAAAAGATGTAACTGCTGTTGTACTACCATCAGGATTAACCTGGTCAGTTCCTACTTCATGCTCAAATAATGTAGTTTGACCTAAACCATCTTGACCCACAATTTCTGGAAAACTACCATTAGAAGTGCTGATATATTTAGTTGCAGTAGGTTTTGGATAAATAGTTGCATCAATCCAAGCTGTTCTAGCTTCAGTTCCTATATACCAAACACCACCTTCTACCTTTTCTCCATAGTTTAAAACTACATATTGATCATTGTAATCAGAACTAGTTGATGGGTAATACCAAACAACTTCTGTAAACTGATTATTTAATCCTGCTGTAATTTGTTGACCTTTAGTAGTATCTGCTTGATCATAAACATAATCTTCAACACTACAAGGTAGTGATTTAACAGTACCATCAAACATAAAGAAACCATTGTTAGACATCCAAAACGCAGCACCATCTATTTCAACAGCTGCATTTTTACCAATCAATCCACAGTTGGTACCAACTTGTTCAAAACCAAATGTAAAAGGTGCACCAATAAATTTCATAGTGTACAAAGCGTTATCAGTCCAAACAAGAATTACTTCTTTTGCTTTTAAAGAACCAATAATCTTAGTTCCATCCTGTAGTCTTTGTGATCCAGCGCTGTTAATAGCTGTTGGTGTATAATCATTTATATCTTCTTGATCTGAAAATCTTATAAACATATCATCTTGTGTTGTTGTATCTCCAATAGTTGTTTCAGTTCCAAGATGAATCAAGTGACGTGTTGTTGGTGAAACTAACGTAACCCTGGTTGCTGTTGGATTATTAGTTGTTTGAAAATTTGCTGTGGTAGTTGAAGCTCTAGTTGTAAGTCTAGCAGCAATACCTGAGTTCCATGTAAATGTTTTTCCATTAGCAATTGTTGCAACTAACACCTGACCAAAATTACTTAAACTCCAGAGGCCTGGTTCCAGAGTCACTTTAGAAGCTTCTACGGCACTTCCAAAACCAGTGAAGTTTGAAGCATCGGTAACCGTTGCACCATTTGAATGAGCCTGACCGTTTGATGTACCGGTAGTTGCAGTTCCAAACGCTCCTCTAGTAATACCTGTTAAAGTGTTTGTACCTTTTCCAGCATATGTAATTAATTCATTTCCAACTGCTATAGTTCCTGTAGCTGGAAGACCAGAGTTTGATGTAACGTTAATAACAGTTCCTGATCCACCGGTACCATTAGTGTCTGCAAGTAATGCTCCATTTAAAGTTGTTGTAAATGGACTTTGAACAGTACCACCATATTGTCCAATACCAAAACCATAACCATAAGATTGTGCAGCAGGACCAACTTGTTCATAAGGAATAACAGAACATGATCCACCGCCAGCAGCTCCTGTTGTAGTTTCTGTTCCAGTAACAATTGCAACTAAAGATGATGTAACTCTAGTTACTTGAAATAACTTATCTTCAAATGCAGCATCAGTTAATCCTATACCACTTGGTACAGTCACACTATCTAATAAAATAATATCACCTGATTGTAAATTGTGATTAGATGAAAATGTTAGTGATACTTCTTTTGTTGCATCTGCAGCTGACATAACAACACTACCAATTGTAGATTTAATTGGAGTGATATCGTATATCTGTCCTTCAAAATATATAAGTAGAAATTTATCTGTTCCTATTGCAATGTATCTATTACCTTCTAAATCAACAAATGCAAACTCACGTCTTGCAACTCCAACAATAGTATCTGATATTAATGATGACCAACCACCAACTTTTTCTGGTAAGTTATATCTGAATCTAACATTATCACAATCGACCCATCTATTTTCTGCGCCGGATTCTGTATCTTGTTTGTCTATTCCAGGTAAGACTTTAAAATCAATAAGAGCCATACTGTATGCTCCTTATGCCGTGTTGGTTTTATATGCCCAACCTCTTGTTGAATCTACATACACTAATGTAAAAGCTTGGCCGTTAGTTGTTAGTGTTAGATTAGATGTGCCTGTATTAATAGGCTGACCGTTTCTATTTAAAATTAAATTGTTAGAGTTAAATGTTCCTCTTGCATCAATAAATGTAATTTCATCTCCTGTAGCAGGTGATGTTGGAAGAGTAATTGTAATTGGGTTAGCTGTTGTATTTGCAAAAATTTGTTCACCTGCAGATGCTGTGTAAGCGGTTACAGTAGAAGAGTTTACTGTTATATAACCTTTAGTTTGCATACCAAGATTTATATTACTTCCATCAGAATAAACTAATACAGTTGCACCTGAAGGAATCAATACTCCTGATCCAGATACCGTTTTAACCGTTAAAGTTTTTATGCTTCCAGAACTTTCTCTAGTAGTTGCATCTTGAAATACCATTACTCTTTCAGCAGAGTCTGGAATAGTGACTGTTCTGTTTGCTGTTAAAGTTCCTGTTAATTTAATATATATGTTTTTACCATTTGATGTTGCACCATTGTCTAGTGCTAATGCTACATCTCCACCACCTACCGCTAATGATAAATAACCTGTAGATAATTGTTCTAAGATTTGTAAATTTGTATTAGTAATTGTACCCCAAAGACCAGCCTTTTCACCTGTTGTGATAAGTTCTAATTTTGAATTTGTTGAAAAACTTGATGCCATAATTCTCCTAATAAGGGTCTATATTAACCCATGTTTGTGTTGCTCCTGGATCTATAGGTTGCCATGTAATGATACCAGGATCATTGACAGTAAGAGTCATAGGCACGCCTGTAGGACTTACATTCGCAGCTGCAGTGATTGTAACACTTCCTGTAGACAAGGTCAATTGGTTTCCTGTGACACTTGTATTAGCTGCCGCTGATACCGTAATTGTACCAACACCCAAAGTAAATGGTGTTGCTGTAGGTGTTACGTTTGCTTTACCACTAATTGTTAGTGATCCAAAACCTAAAGTTAAAGGACTACCAGTTGGTTGTACAAGCGCTCCTGCTAATGCAGAAGAACTACCTATACTTAGTGTTAGAGGACTCCCTGTTACATTGATTGTAACGTTCGGGTTAAAGAA